TCATATGGTAAGAAGTACATCAAAATCTTTGAAGAAGGTGGTGGTGTTAAGGCATTTGTTGTCGGTGTTGAGAATGACAAGAAATTCAAGTTGGGTGATATTCTGATGCCTGCTGGTTGGGCTGCCCCTGCTCGAAATGCTGCTCGAGGAAATATCCTTGACGGTGAATACCCTATTAACTGGACAGGAGCTTGTTATCTAAAATGAGTTATACTTCAAACCCAATTGAAATAAAATTTATCAAATCTCATCTTTCCAAAGTGGGTAAAACTACTAAGAAATGTATAGAATTTTGGTGGAGACTTTCACCATATTGGAATGGTAAAAAATTTACTTCTACTTTATATCATTCTCTTAAAGAATTGAGAGATAGTGGAGTTGTTGTAACTGACAAAACAAACAAACAATATGAGTACAATTTAAAATGAAAATAAAGATTGGTGATATAGTCGGTGTTGTTATGATTTTTGGAACACTGTACGGTGCTTGTATAGTGTTCTAAAATGAAAATAGCAGAAGTTCTAACAGCAGGATTTATGATATTCACTCCTGCTATGATGGAAGCACCAGAGGATAAAAGTGCTTCTATCAAATGTCTTGCAATGAATATGTATCATGAGGCCAGAGGTCAAGGTAGTGCTGGACTTCTTGGTGTATCATCTGTCGTTATGAACAGAGTAAGAGACAAAAGATTCCCTAACACTATTTGTGAAGTTGTACATCAAGGGCCTACCAGAGAGTCTTGGAAGACTCGACAAACATCTGACCCAAATGATGCAAAGTTTTATCCTATAAAAAATCGTTGCCAGTTTTCTTGGTATTGTGATGGCAAGTCTGATGAACCAAGAGACAAAAAAACTTATGAAAGACTCTTGACAATTGCAACATCTATCGTCTATAATAGGATTAATTTTATAGATATAACGGATGGTGCAACTCACTACCATGCTGACTATGTAAAACCAGCATGGGCAAAAGTTAAAACAAGAACGACAAGAATAGGTAATCACATATTCTATCGTTGGGAGCCACACCAGAAAGGAGGCCCAGTTGATTGAGTTATCAAGTTATCACGGTTCTGATGAATACAGTGATCGTGTCGCAAAAGTTCTTTGGGATGATGAAAGAAAAGAGTATTTCGTAGATATGAAAAAGGATGGTTTTTCTGCGATACGAGGTATGAAAATTCACAGTGAAAGATATGCTGAGGATTGTGCAGAAAATTTTGTAATGGGATATGGAGAATTTAGTCGATGAATTATGATTGGAATACAGAAGATGAATGGTTAGCTCTTAATGGGCAAGAGGAAAGATGGATTACAGGTAAAGCATCTAGACTTAGTATAATGGGAAAGTTTAATACTGCGGTTGCCGATATCAAAAAAGGAAAAATTAAACAAGGGTGGAATACATTAGTTTTACTTGCAGATGGTGGATGTATGGCTGCACAAATGCAAGTTGGATGTGCGTATTTATTTGGTTGGATGAGTTTATCGGCAAACAAAAAGGTTCATCCTGTCGATAAAAACATGAAAATGGCAATAAAATATCTTTACAAAGCAGCAAAACAAGGAGATGCTGGTGCTTTAGAAAATTTAAAAGAAATACGGAAAAATACAGCGTTTGATGACATTAGAACAGAAGTTCCTGCTCATGTTGAAAACACAGAACTTTTTAGATAGGAGAACAAAGTGAACTTATTTTATGAGTGGGAAAAAAATCAAGATGATGTTGAAAATGAGATGATAGACTCGTCTAAACAAATAGGATTTTTTCAATATATTGACAAAATACCTGATAAACCTAAGACTACAAAGAAGATTGCTCCTTGGACAGATTTTAATTATATCCATCTAGGTTCTAATAAAAGTGGATATAGTGGAGTTAATAATTAAATGAACATCTTCTATCTTGATAAAGACCCAGTAATTGCAGCTCAAATGAGTTGTGACAAACACGTTGTTAAGATGATACTTGAGTCTGCTCAAATGTTATCAACTGCTCATCGTGTTCTTGATGGTGATGAATATGCAGATAAAGTTGGATTGTACAAGATGGCACATAAAAACCATCCTAGTACAATATGGGTTCGTTCAAGTTATCAACATTACAAATGGTTATATGACCATATGGTTGCTCTCATGCATGAGTACACTTATCGTTATGGTAAACATCATGCTACAGAACGGTTACTAACTCCATTATCAGAGTATCCTCAAGCTATACCTGTAGGAGATTATACTAATCCACCACAATGTATGCCAGAAGTTTGCAAGGGTGAGGATACAGTTCTTGCATATCAAAACTACTACATAATAGAGAAGTCAGGTTTTGCACGTTGGACTAAACGTGAAATACCTACTTGGTTTTTAGGAGAAACAGGTGCAAAGGGAAAGTCGCTCAAACTACATAATACGGAAAATGCGTGAGGAAAGAATGAATAAATCATCTTGGGATAGTGTTGATATATTGACACAAGAAAATAGGTTATTGAAAAATAATGTAAGAGAGCTTCAAGAACAGTTGCAAAATGCGTATATTCGCATTAAAGAATTGACAGAGTCAAAACAAATGGAGCTTGATATATGAAAGAAATGATAATTTTAATTACTATGTTTTTTGCTGATCCATCATACACTGGACAAGATGCAATAACTATTGATAGTTACAATGGAAGACCATTAATATTTACTGATGCTGATAAGTGTGAAAAGTGGATTTGGAATGACCTTGATAATTTAAAAGCATATGCAAAAACGATATATCCAAATGCAGTTGCAGTTAAGAAAATTCAGTGCGTATATAAAAAGAAAGAAGTATAATGCCGACATATAGATTTAGAGACATGAACAGTGGTGAAGAGTTCGATGAATTTATGTCTATGGATGAAAGAGAAAAATACCTAAAGACTCATCCTACCATTGCACAAGTACCAATGCCAGTTGCTTTTGTTGGTGATCATATTATGGGTGTTGGGCCTAAGAATGATGAAGGGTTTAAAGAACGCATGAGTCAAATTGCATCTGCTCATCCTAATTCACCTTTAGGTGACAAATACAAAACAGGAGAGTCACATAAGGCACTCAAAACAAAGGAAGTGATTAGAAAACACCAGAAGAAAAAACCACTAGTTACTAAATAATTTTGGTGCGGGCGAGAAATCACACTTCAGCAAAGGATGCACAGCATCTAGCAAGCTGGGAAGTCAATCCGCCCATGCACCAGAGAGAGGGGGTTAGTACGGTAGAGCCTGAAAGAGAATCCCCTCTCTCACTTTATAAATAGGATATGTTATGGCCACGAAAAAGAATAAAGAAATTAATCATAATAATCTAGTTACGATTAAACCCATTACTGACAATCAAAAACAAGTTTTTGCATCTTGGAAAAAAGGTAAGAACCAATTTCTTTTTGGTTGTGCTGGTACAGGTAAAACTTTCATTTCAATGTATCTAGCACTCAATGATATCTTTGACCTAAAATCAAAATACGAAAGAGTTGTACTAGTGAGATCACTTATTCCCACTAGAGAGATTGGATTTCTGCCTGGTGATGAAGAAGATAAAGCTGCATTGTATCAAGTGCCATATCAGAACATGGTTCAGTTTATGTTTGAGATGCCTAATGAGCAGGCATTTAACGGTCTATATGACAAACTAAAAGGTCAAGGAACACTCTTTTTTCTATCAACTTCTTTTCTAAGGGGATTGACATTTGACAATACTATTGTTATAGTAGATGAATGTCAAAACTTAAACTTTCACGAATTAGATACGATTATTACAAGGGTTGGTCAAGACTCTAAGATTGTATTTTGTGGTGACTTTGACCAGACAGATTTACAGAAAACAAATGAGAAAAATGGGCTACATGATTTTTTGCGTATTTTAGAAGAAATGGAAGAATTTAATTGCACAGAATTTACTATAGGTGATATTGTGCGGTCTGGTTTTGTTCGTAGCTATCTTATCAACAAAATCAAACTAGGAATAGGAATTGAATAATGGACATAGAAAAACTTAGAGAACAATTAGAGATTGATGAGGGGGTAGTTCATGAAATATATTTGGATCACCTTGGGTATCCTACTTTTGGTATCGGTCACTTGGTCACAGACACAGACCCCGAATATGGAGCCAACGTGGGAACAAAAGTTGATGAAGCTCGATGTATTGAAGCCTTCAACCAAGATGTTGAAACAGTGATTGCAGACTGTCTTATTCTGTATCCAGACTTTGATAACCTACCAGAAGAAGTTCAACAAATCGTTGCGAATATGATGTTCAATATGGGCCGTCCACGTTTGAGTAAATTTAAGGGTATGAAACGTGGAGTAGATTCTAAAGATTGGAATGCTGCAGCAGATGAAATGGTTGACTCTGCATGGTATCGTCAAGTAACAAATAGAGCTAACCGTTTGGTTGAAAGGATGCGAAACGTATGAAGTATACTCAACGTCAATGGGATAGAGAAGTAGGTTGGGGCAAAGTGCCAAAGGAGTATTCTATGGAAAATTGGAATAAACAATTTCAAAACGAAAAATTACCCACTAAACTTGATGAGTATAAAGCCAAGATAAACTATGACGTTTGGGCAGACGTAACAAACGTAAAATATAATATGGAAGTAAATTATAATGTTCACCCACAAACAAGTGACACTACCAAAACTGACAACAGAGACAATAAATCATAAAAGATTTTATGTAACACCAGAGGGAAACAAGTACCCCTCTATAACCACAGTTCTCTCTACTCGTAAGAAAGAGGGATTATGGGAATGGCGTAAACGTGTTGGTAATGAGGTTGCCAATCATATTGCTCGTACCTCTGCTGCGAGAGGAACTTCTATACATCATATGTGTGAAGATTATCTCAACAATATGCAAAGAGATTATCCAGAAGAATTTGCAAAACATGAAAAGAAATTTCTACATTACTGTTTATTCAAACAGTTGAGAGATGAAGCTCTCAAGAATATTAATAACATATATGCACAAGAAGCAGGACTCTATTCTAATAAATATAGGGTAGCAGGCCGTGTGGATTGTATTGCAGAGTATAAAAATATCTTATCTATTATTGACTTCAAAACATCTTCAAAAGAACGGACTGATGCTTGGAATGAAAATTACTACATCCAAGGCTCTGCATATGCTGAGATGTTTGAAGAAAGAACAGGTATTGAAACTGAACAAGTCGTTATCCTCGTAGTAACAGAGGACGGCACTGTTCAAGAATTTGTTAAAAATAAACAAGAGTTTCTTCCTATGTTAGAAGAAGCCGTTACCAAATGGAGAAGTACAAATGAAACATCTATCAATAATGATGGCGATGTTTCTAATCGTGGGTTGTCAGACTACGCAATCGGCTGAGACAGAAACAAAGCCAGAGGTCGTAAAAGAAGTGAAAGCACTTCCTAAAGAAAAAGAAGTGGTAGCACCTAAAAAAGAAGTGACAAAAAACCCATTTAAAAATGTTGATATACCACCTAATCAAGTGGTAACAACCGCAAAACCTGTAGTATGTGGAAGAATTGATACGATACTTGGTAGAATGGAAAATGTGCATGGAGAAAAGCCTGTTATGCTTGGTCAAACACCAGATAAAGGTGAAACTCAAGCTATGGTTACATTGACATATAATGAACAAACTGGTAGCTATACTTTTCTAGAGCAATTACCAACAGAGAAAAGACTAATATGTATCATATCAAGTGGTCGTGGTAAATTAGTGGGTAAATCAGTGGGAAGTTCTTACTAAAAAGTACTTGACAATTTAGAATGACTATGTTATAAATAAAGTACAGTTCGTTGATACGGATTGAAAGACGTACAGGACTTGGGGGCAGTACCCAACGCCTCCACCAAAAGTCCACTTAGGGCCGAGTGGGTTTTTGATGGGGGCGAAATAGGATCGACTGGCGTGGAATAGAGAAGTGGAGAATTGTCGGATGACTCCGTTATTGGTCAAATTAGTAAATGCAAACGATAACTTTGCATCTCAAGATTTCGCACTAGCTGCGTAATCGGATAGGGTTTCGGGGATTTCCTAGTAACAGAATAATCCCCACTTTATTAGGGTTGTGCCTTAATACACACGCTGAGGGTCATGGTTAACCCTCACTTTAATAGATGGGAAAAAAATGAACACAAGCAAAACATTTTCACTAAACATAGAAAACATAGTAAAAGATAAAAACATTACACATATGGAAGCAGTTCTTTGGTATTGTCAGAAAGAAGGCATTGAACCAGATACCATAAACAATCTTCTATCAAAAGGTCTAAAAGAAAAGATTGAAGCCAATGCAAGGGAATTAAATTTTCTTCCTAGACAAGCACAACTACCAATATAGGAGTAAATATGGGAATAGTAATTGCGATTGCACTTTTAGGTGCATTATTTGTATCAGACAACCAAGAGTTTTTTGATAAAGTAGAAAAAGATATTGAGGCTGGTAATACATGGCACCTTGTAGGGCCCAGAGATGCAGACCCTAATGTTATCTCGTTACCCATCAAGGTTGAGGGTCATAAACCACAAATCATATGGAAATTAAAGAAGGATTAAGTATCGGATTTGTCAAGGCTACGATTGTTCTTGTTCCAACATATATAACCGCATACTTGACAGATAAAATGATTTATGTTATACCAATGCTTGCAGCTGCAAGTTTTATTGCAGCAAGTATTAGTGGTGATAAATTAGAACGTAGAGTAGAAGAAGACGGTTTCAAAAAAGACGATGCAAGCAGTTGACGTTTATTTGATGTATTGTGCTTTAAAGGCTCACTTTAAAGGTGATTATGATTACCACAGATTTAGTGGACAAACTAAGGTTAAACGAGACTCTTTCTGGAAAAGAAAAGATCGTGTTTTCTTTGTTAAGATAGGTCGTAAATATAATGATGGTGAGATTTTAAATTACTTTGTTTCAAATTTTATTCTACAGCGTGATGGATACATTGGGTATTTTAATGATAAAAATTATGAAGATTGGCTTCAAAGAAGAAAGATATTCTACGAAATCTTTTCTCAAGAACTAAAACCTTTCGTGAAAAATTTCAATCCACTATTTGAATCTAAGGATAGTCATCATCCTTTACTACTCAAAGAGTATTTGGGTAAACGAATATCTTTGGAAACAATGATTGTCCTTGACGATCTTGTAGAGTTTAGTAAACGATGGGATAAGGAGTTAGAATGGGATGATTTTGTCTGGCCTGACGTAAAAAAACTTATGGAAAATTACAAAGGGTTCTTGACAATTAACACTAATAAGTATAGAATGAAATTATTGAAACTTATAGAGGAGTCCAGTTAATGGAAGTCACTGTACATCTTGACGGTAATCCTGCCGTAAGAGAAGAAGGTTTCTTTGAGAGTAAAGTCGTTACTCTTGAGAACCAAATCAAGGCATTGCAGTTTGAAAATGCCGAGTTGGTGCGAACTGCCGATGAGTTGGCAGAACGAGTTAAGAAACTCGCATCTCGTCAACCAGCATGGCCTAAGGGGTATGTTCCTCGTAGGCATGACCGTAGTAAGAAACGGTCATAAATGGAAGGCCGGGTTAGCTGAGTTGGTTTAGCACCGCTTTTGTAATGCGGAGACAGGGGTTCAAATCCTCTACCCGGCACCATTTTAAGGATTAAATATGGAAGTTAAATTAGTTGATCATATGGGTAGTGACTTAACAGTTGTAAATGCTGCTCGTGTATCTTTTGCAAAAACATCTGAATGGGATGTTGTACCAGACCTTGGGCCTATCGAAGGATATCTAAAAGTTGATGATGAACGTCTAATTAAATATCTTGCAAAACATAATCACTGGAGTCCTTTTGGTCATGCTTCTATGCAGTTTCATATCAAGGCTCCTGTGTTTGTTGCAAGACAATTGGTGAAACATCAAGTTGGTTTGGTATGGAATGAAGTATCAAGACGGTATGTTGATGATGAAGTAGAGTTCTATGAACCTACAGAGTGGAGACTTGCTGCAGAGAACAAGAAGCAAGGTTCTTCTGATGAAACTGTTCCATTTAGTGTTGCATCTACTCATCAATGGTGCAAACAAACCTATGAAAATCTTTTGAGTGCTGGTGTTGCACCAGAAATGGCTCGAATGGTTCTACCTCAATCTATGTATACAGAATGGTATTGGAGTGGAACACTATATGCATTTGCTCGTGTATGCAACCTACGATGCAAACCAGATGCACAAAAAGAAACCCAAATGGTTGCAGATCAAATTGATGTTCTTGCAAAAGAACTATTTCCTAACTCATGGGAGGCACTACGTGACGTATAATAATGAAAGTAATCTTGCAACCGTAGACAAGATTATTGTTTTGGTAGAAGAAATTGCTGTTTTAAAAAGTCGATATACAGAGCATGATACTGGTAATCTAAGAACAGCTGTAAGTGTTCTAGAAAATCGTGTACAAGAATTAAAAGAAAGGGTACACAATTAAACATCTAGTTTTAGGTAATGGTGAGTCTCGAGCTTGGTTTAATCCAAGTGAGACAAAGATTAAATCCAATGATGTTCTTACATGGGGTTGTAATGCAATTCATCGTGACGGTCATGTGGACAATATAGTATCTATAGACTATGGTATTCAACAAGAGATTTATGAGTCGGGTTATCACAAGTGGTCACAATGTTGGTTTGCAGATTGGAATCCTGTTCCTACTGAAATTCTATCTACAATGTTTATGGGTTTTGATATACCAGATACTTATATTCATAGGACAAAAAAGAATGGTCATCAAGGAGAACAATGTATAATTGCTGGTACTGATCCAGCAACACTTCATGAAAAGGTCGAAGCTACAATAAAACAATTTCCACACCTTGACATGGAAGATTTAAAAATTAAAATGACAAAAGATGTTGGAGTCTGGATTACTTATGTAAAGGATACAGATACCATAAAAAATATTGACTTTCCTAGAGGATGGTCAGCTGGTAGTACCGCAATACATCTTGCCTGTCAACAAGGAGCAGAAGAAATATATATGTTAGGGTTTGATTTAAGTTCGTATGACAAACCCATAAATAACATCTATAAGGGAACTAATTATTATTATCCCGAACATACGAGAGGGTTCAATCCTGTAAATTGGATGAACCAATTGAAAACTGTTTTTGGTGAGTTTCCAGATACACAATTTTATTGGGTAGATTGGGCATACGACACTCCACCTTGTTATAATCATAATAACGTAGGGTACTTGACAAAAACAGAACTTTGTGATAAATTAAACATACGATAAAACATATAATTACATACGATAACATAAGGAGAAAAATATGTCGTTAGCTACAATGAAGAAGTCTAATTCGTTAGACAAACTGCTCGGTGCAGTTCAAGCAGAAAATGCCCCACAAGAGAAAAAGTCATACGTAGATGACCGTATCTGGAAACCAGTGATGGACAAAACAGGTAATGGTTTTGCAATCATTCGTTTTCTTCCTGCCCCAAAAGGTGAAGAACTTCCTTGGGCAAAACTTTGGAATCATGCATTTCAAGGGCCAACTGGTCAGTGGTATATTGAGAACTCTCTCACTACTATTGGTCAAAATGATCCAGTATCAGAACACAACTCTGCGTTGTGGAACTCTGGTGTTGAGTCAGATAAAGAGATTGCACGCAAACAGAAACGTAAGCTGCAATACTACTCCAACATCTATGTTGTCAAAGATTCTGCTAATTCAGAAAACGAAGGGAAAGTATTTCTCTATCGGTATGGTAAGAAAATCTTTGATAAGATTATGGAGACAATGCAGCCTGCATTTGAAGATGAAACTCCTATCAATCCTTTTGATTTTTGGGAAGGTGCAGACTTCAAATTGAAGTTGCGTAAAGTTGATGGTTACTGGAACTATGATAAGTCAGAGTTTGCAGACCCATCTGCTCTATCTAAGAAAGATGATGAGTTAGAAGAAATTTGGGGAAAACAGTATTCCTTGAAAGAATTTACTGATAACTCTAACTTCAAGTCTTATGATGAGCTAAAGAAACGTCTTGACGTTGTTCTTTCTGGAACTACCACAGTTGGTAATGTCACTGAAATGACAACCTCATTTGACGATTCACCAGAGGTATCAGTTGTCGTTGATACCAAAGAGGAGCCTGCTCCTACAATAACGGTATCAGATGACGATGATGATACCATGTCATATTTTGAAAAACTTGCAGAGGAAGGTTAATTGATGAAAAACTTTATTATGACCGCAATGGCAGTAGTACTCTTTAGTGCTACTGCTAACGCAAACACCATTTCGGTTAAGTGTGGTGATTATGTTCAACGTGGAACAGTTAAACTGGCAAATCCGCCTGTTATGAATTGTGCTGATCTTGAACTTGTACAAAAGTATCTTGGTTCTGGTATAACTGTAGGGCCTGATTCAAAAGTAGATGAATTAGTTGCTGCAATTACGAGTATACAACCAGCACCAAAAGCACAACCAGTGACCCCTGTTACAACAGGAAATTTTGTTGTAACTGAGGACAATCTAAAACTAGAGGATAGTGGTGTGAATATTCGGCGTGAGGATACACCAAGATCACCAAGATTTCAAAGGTGGTTAAATGGAGAAAACACTACAAATACTCAGCCACTGGATGATTTCACTCGTAAAACTTTTCCTGGCCAAAATCGAACTGGTAACAGGAGATGGTTTTCTGAACTTGATTCTACAAAATGTCAAGGTTGGATAAATCTTAATGATATCCTTAGTGGAAGGTGTGGTTCTGTACAAGTCAATATGACTAGGTAGATTAAACACTATAACCAAAGAAAACCCCTGTAGGAATACAGGGGTTTTTTATGGTAAAATAATTACTATTAGCCAATCTGAGCAAGTACAGCAGCTGCATCATCAACACTCCTCATATTCGTTGCACCTACAAAAGTTTTTTCTTCTTTATTGTCAATTTTAACAACTTTCTGATCATTAGCATTAACAATACTAACTGATTCTTTTTCTTTAGGTTTTACTGATGATGCATCTGGTGTTTTTTTATCAACACTAAATACTTTACCTTTAAGTTTTGCTTCATTTTGAGCTATTTCAATTTTAAGTTGTTCTTCTTGCTCACGAAATACTTTAGCTTGTTTATCTTGATATTCATTTCGAGCCTTGAAACCTCTCTCATCTTGTTTTAAATAAAATTTTGCGTCTTTCAACTTTTTTGCGAGAATGTTCCTATCAATCTTATCCATAGTTGACGCGTCCTCTTTAGAGGCCGCTTCTTCGGCTTTTCCGAACTTCTTCTCCAGTTCTTCAACTTTCTCCCGCTGCTTCTGAAGCTTTGCTTCTCTATTTGCTTGTTCTTCTGCCATTTTTGCTCTGTTATCTTGGAGTTTTTTAAGTGCTCTTTTTCTTTTTCCTATAAGTTCTTCTCTTTGTTCTTTTGCTGCGTCATCTGCCTCCATTTCTGCGAGGTCTGCTTTTTCTTGCTCAGTCATTTCACGAACACCAATCTTGTCAGCAAGTTTTTTACCCTTTAATATTAACCTATTAAGAAAACCAGTAAGCATATTTATTAACTCGTCTATTACTTTAGCAATTTTCTCACCACCAAAGAAACCTAACATAGCACCAATTATTCCTCCTACAAGACCACCAAATAATGTGCCTATTACTGGAAAGAAGCTACCAAGACCCATTCCAATTAGTGCAAACTTACCCGCATTTTTAAATGCACCTGTTATACCATCGTCTAGGCCACCAAGCAACCCACCAAAAAAACCAGAAATTTTTCTAACTCCAAATTCTTTAGCTAAATCCATTCCTGCTATGCCATCTTTAATCATCAGAATAACACCACCTAAAAGTGCTGCTGGGCCAAGCATTCCTTTAAGACTAGATATAACTGGTGCCAGCAACTTGCTACCATAGGCCGCCTTTAATCCCTTTAAAATAAGACCACCTCCAAGTTTGAGGGGGGCGAGTAGTACGCCGGGAGCAAATACCGCGAGAAATCCAGCAATTACTACTTTGTTATTCCAAAGAAGGTCAAAAATATCTAGCTCACCGTCAAGAAACTTGTTTATATCTTCAAATGCTGTTATTAACTTTTCTTTCATTATCTTGAGTAATGGTTTTAGATATTTGTTATATAGTTTTACTAATACGGGAATAATTTTGTCCACGATAACATCATAAATCTTATCAAAGTATGGTGAGTTTAAAAATGCGAGAGCAGCAATTGCAAGAGCACCAAATGCAAATTTACTAAATCCTTCTAGACCTGATTTTACTTTTTGCATACCTTGTTTTGCAATACCACCAAGAAACCCTGCGGTGCTCTTGAGGTATCCCATCATTTTACTGTCACGACTCTTTTGTTTGCCAGCTTTCTCAGCTTCAGCAGCAGCTTGTCCCTTACCAAAACTCAAAAAGTTTGCAATTTTACCTAATATGCTCGAGTCTTCTGCAAGTTTTTTCGATTGTCTTGTTTCCCAAGCTTTTCTGCCACCCTCAACTCTTTTCTGATTAGCTAACGAATCAGCTTCTTCAGCAGCAGCACGTTGCTCCTCAGTCATTAACTGTCGAGTTGTTTCTTTTTGAGCTCGTAGTAGTTTACTATTTGAGCTTTGTACTTCTTTAATTAAATCAATAAGAGATTTTTCTGTTGCTGATTCGGCCATGACTTATCCTACTTCTTTACACTTACAGATGAATCTTTGCTTTTAACATAAGCTTCCTTACCAAAGAAAGCTGCAACGATTGCTGCAACGGACACAAAGTATGTTGGGGCCATATCACCTAAAACACTTGCTGCTTTTTCTATACCAAACCAAGAGGATAGAACCACTAATGATGGATATAGTAACATACCAAACAAGGCAAACCAAGCCATCATTCGTTGAGCATCTTCTTTTTTGTCTTCATTTTCAATGTCAGACTTCAAATCTTGAAGTCTCAATAATTTTTCATCCATTGCAAGTTCCTCATCAGTCACAACTCCATCACCATCAAGATCATATTTTGCGTATTCACTGCCGGGTTCTAATTTTTTTTGTGCAGCCATAATCCTCTCCTAGATAGTTTCTTTTATTTATTTATTTTTCGCTGCCTTTTCATTTTCCTCCTCAACGTGTTCAATTAATAATCCTACATATATTTCCCTCTCCCAAGGCATCATATTTTCTAATTCTGTTAAACTCCAATTGTGATACTGTATCATTGCAAAATTTATCTTGTAATAGTTAAAAATAGAATCATGAGAGAGGGTTAGTCGAAAAAACTTGAAATACCCTCAATCACCACCTCACCTTTCTTTTTAGTTTTAGGGTTTGTTACCTCTACAGAGTGTTGAACTTTTGGCATAGTATCGAAAAAATCTGTTAATCCTTCAAACTGTTCACCAGTTAAACTATCAATAAACTCATCTAATTCTTTTTCAGACATATCCACTCGATTGTAAACCGTTTCACCATCTCTTATCTCATGCACACATCTTCTTATCATTTTAAAAACGTCTTCTGAAGTAGTTGCATCAGAATTCATATCAGTCATATCATTAAGAGTTGGATATCTCATAAACATTTTTATTTTATTCGTAATATCAATCTCATTAGTATGACCAACTTTCATGTTTACATCAATATCTTCTAGATTGATGTTCTTTTCCACTTTTGTTTCATTATCATCTGGACATAATAAACTTATATTTATTTTTTCACCTACAGATTTTCCACGTATTCTTAAAAACAAATATTCTACATCAAAAATAGGAACTTTGTATGGGTCAATAATATCAAAAGTGCAACCAGTTATGAGATTTGCAAGAGCATCTCTTACTTGAGTATCATCACCAGACTCTTGAGCCATCATAAGTGTCTTTTGTTCTTTTACTAGGAAAGGTCGGTATTTTATCTTTTCACCAGTAGAGGGTTGCTCCAACTCATAGGTTGGAGTGTCTATCTTAGGTAGTGCCATAATTTTTCATCCTTTATTATAATCTACTCAATACTTTGGGTATATTTCTACTTATATTTCTTTCAGCTGTGTTTACCACGGTATCAAAAACTCTATCAAAGACACTTATTTGTGGATTTTGACTTTGATCTAAACTATCCCAATACCTAAAAGTAAAACTTACAGGTGTTAACAATAATGTATCATTTGCATCATATGATAAATCATTTGACCCTATCGTTTTTGGAAAAACTTCCCATAATTTTATACCATATCGTCTTTGTTCTTGTTTGTCCAAAATGTATATTTCCATATGACCAATATAATCTCTGTAATATCCTATGTTCCAAGTTTTTTCATTAAATGCTTGTCGTTGCCAGTTCTCAAAAAATACTCTCTCATCTAAACCAGAACTTGCTTGAAACGACATAGAGATATCATCTGCATATGTAACGCCTTCTACAATTTCACGGTCTGGGCCATAGACATTACCCTCTTGAACAGTAGCAAGATTACGTCCTGGCAAAGTTATATTTTGAGCTCGTAAAGATATTTTTCGTAAATCAGATTGTCTTTCCATACCACCAAACACATTTTGGTTTTGACCACCACCAAGTTTTGCTGGAGGAAAAATTAAAACCTCATATTTGTTTGGTTGTGCAAATCCATTGTTATCACGATATCCGGCAAGAATATCATTCAATACACCAAAAGCTGCACCCTCTAAAAAATTAGGAATTGCCATTATACCATACTCCTAGAATCAGACCATACTTCTTTTGCTGTTGACTTTTTAAATCTCTGTACTGGTAAAAGAGTTGCAATCATAAACTCATCTGCATCTATTCTACGAAACTGTGACTTCACTTGTCCAGCTAAATATTTGTGTATGGTTGGTTTTACTAATCTTATTTTTTTTACCTTTCTATATTCAACTATCAATCTTGTTGTCTCATCAAAATCTGTATCATTAGAAAAATCTACCAAACGGTCAAGTAGTCTTATTCGTAATGGTATGGGTAGATAATGCATATTGATTCCAAGAAATCCATCACTATATGTTTCTAATGGTAATACTAATGGAAACGTATCATAATATGGTAGTGTCTTCTTAAACTTAGGGTCATAGATAAACATATTCAATCTGCCGTAAAAAGGCCGACTGTCTCTTTTACCATCACGAATTAAATCCATTGCACCAGGCGTACCAAACTCTTTAATCTTTTCTTTATACCACTGAGTAGATTTTGGTCTGCCCCTTGCTGCATCCA